TTTATCAAACAATATGTCTTTTTCATTAACATCAAAATCAAAAGTTAATTGATCAGGACTCTCAGGAGGGCTTGGTGGGTAAACTACTGGTTGGCTAGCAGGTTGAGGTTGAACTTGAGGTTGAGGTGCCGGGGCAGGAGGCGGCGGAGGCGGAGCGGGGGCTTTTCTTTGTACCTCATTTAATCTATTAGTAATAGTGCGTTTCATTTCTTCACTTTTATTACCTAACGCACTCGACCCAGTAGCAAAATCATCCAACTTTTTTAATTCGCCATAAGTTGATCCCATTAATCCCATGAGTAGGTCCGCTTCTTCCTTAGGAGTAACTTCTCTCGTAAAACTTTCCGGAGGAGCACCTCGTGGATCCATCTGAGGAGAAGCTGGGGGTGGGATCAACTCTGGCGGGGTATTAGAAATGTCTGGAATTTCGTCAGCCATATTACAGATCTATACCATCAAGAAGATCTTTCAACACCTCATCTTCTTCTTTATTTTCTTCTTTCTTCTCTTCAACAACAACATTACTAACATTTACTGAAGGTTCATTTACTGAACTCGCTTCAGGTACACTCACACTAGAAGAACTTGATGATGCATCGTTACAATAATAATGCTCATTTAACATATCCTTCAGTTCATCATAACTCTTAGTAGTAAATACTTCAGAAAGATCATGCACACCATCATAGATTGCTTTATGACTATCTTCATCTAAACCATCAATTGCACTCGGCATAGCAAACTTAGACGATACATAAGTAGGAAAATCACCTTGCTTTTCTACTTTAACTCTAAAGTTACAACCATTAGGACCTAAATCAAAAATACGAACTCCTAACTCATTAGAATCTTCACCTTCAATTGCATCTACCACAATATTATGAATTTGCTTACCATAACGTAAGATCTTAATCTTACCATTATTTTCAGGATTTACAGGGTCATTAACAACATAAACGTTAACCAACCATTTTTCTGATCTTACGATACCTTTAGCCTTTTCTTTTTCTTCATCAGTACCTGTACGTAAGATTTTATATCTTTCTTCAGCAATTGGATCTCTTTCACCAAAAGTTTGAAGAGATAATGCACTGGTATATTGACCGGTAGCAAAACTATTCCAACCATGCTGGTAATAATGAAAGAATGTCTTCTTCGGATCTTTACCAAAAGGTAACAATCTTACGGTATAGGTATTACCTACTTCAGTCTTAAGAATATCGCTAAAGTTACTCTTATTACTATTATCATCTGCAGCTAAAGCAGATTTTATACTATCAAACATTGAACTCGTTATACTCATACGTCTATTATATACTCCTTATATTCTATTTCAACTTATTTTTTACGTGATTAATAATTAATTTACATTTATTGCTGGTGTATAGTTTAGTTCGTAGATAATTAACGTTATTAAGATTTTCGTTAAATATTGATCTAGTCTCACCATCTATACCTTTTAATTGATTTTCAAATGAAAAACAAAATAATACGTAGAAATTAATTTGTCTTTCTTTTAAATGCTTTAAAAATATATTATACGTTTGTTCCTTAAATGTAATATATTCTTTTATACTAATTTCTTTTTCTTTACAGTAATTAGATATAAATGCAATACTATCTTTTACCTTTTTTATAGTTTCATCACTATCAGGATTATTCAGTAAGTATTTATCCTGGTAAATAGTGTATGTTTTAATAGCTTTTTGCGTACAATAAAATTTCAAATCAAAATATTTTTCACCATATACAAAATAAGGTGCTTCAAAAAAATCTTCAATTTTAATATGGTTAAATTTTTTAAAAAAACTTGCTAATTTATTAACGTAAATATATTTTTCATCATCAAAATTATCGAAGTTTTTTCGATATTTAAAAGGTTTATTATTAATACGTTTATTAGTTGCTAAAAATAAATTATATATATTTTTTTCGTTATTCGTCATAGATAGCTAGCTTTTAAAACATGAAAGCTATGTCTTTGGGTTGCTTTTTTATCACAGTATGTTTTATTATATTCATCAATTATTTTCTTAGATATTGTTTTATCAATATTTTTATTTTCTATTATAATATCTTCACACTGTAACATCCAGCAAATCCAACTACCATTATCAAAGATACTATTACCTATTGAATCGTCTATTTTAATTCCAGTTTTAAGTATATTTCTATAATGTTCAGTTTTGTTTGAACTAATTATATTACCTCTAACGTAATTCCAAAAATCGCTAATAATATTACAATATTGGTAATGCATATTAATAAAGTCTATGACATCCTCATAATTATCAACCATTTTATTATTAAAACTTCTTATTGAACCTTCTTTTAAATTTTTAACTAATAATTCAATACTTTCCATTATTAATCTTAAACCGGAACTTTCTAAAGGTTCAACAAACCCTGAACTTAATCCTATATTAACAACATTGCCTTTCCATTGTTGTTTAAGATAGTAAGGAGTCCAATCAATAACTTTAATATTAGTTACTTTATTATCAGGGTAATAATTTACTAACCATTTTTTTGCTTCTTCTATAGAGGTTATAGTTCTATTGAAAACTAAACCTGAGCCTATTCTTGATTGTATTGGAATATTCCATACCCAGCCGTGTTCAACAGCTGTACTGGTAACATAAGGTTTAAGTTCTTTTTCTTTATCGTTATATTCAACATGAGCTGCAACTGCAGTATCACAAAATAATCTATTAGTTGTATCTACCCTATCTTTATTATTACCTAAAATTTGTTGAAACCCAGTACAGTCTATATAGAGATCACTTTTTATAAAACTACCATTTTTTAATTCAAGTCTATCAATTAATAAATTATCATCATATTCTATGTTTATTACTTCGGAATTTATAAAATTAATTTTTAATCGTTTTTTAATAAAACTTACTAATTTGGAACAATCAATATGATAAGCATAATTTTCAAGGCTTTTATAATTTACCTCATTTTTTAAACTAATATCTAGAAAAGGTAAGTCAGTAAATATTTTTTCTTTATTATAAGTTAAAGCTTCGTATAAGTTAGAGTTATATTTTTTATTAGGTATTGATAGTAAAAAAGGATGCCATATATTTTTGCGTGAAAAATTTGGAAAATATATACCTGCCTTTAGAGTAGCATCTATAGGTTTAAACCATTCACTTTTATCGAATCCACATTTTTTTAAGAAACTTTCAAAATCTCTAGTAGTAGCTTCTCCAACTCCTACTGAATTATCTTCTTCTTTATCTATAATAGTTATAGAGTAATTAGTATTATTTTTAAAATATGCAGCAGTTAACCATGCACTTGAACCGCCACCAACGATGGTTATGGAATTCATTTTAAGCCTTTAAACTTATTAAGAAACTTTGTAACATATTTACTTTTACAAATAGATGGTTCAGTATGTATAAACTTTTGTATTGCTCCGAATTCATTTTCTTCATCAATAATACTAACATACATATCTCTTAATGTTTTATTCTCTAATATTTTTAAAAATACTGTTGCAAAATTCATTTTTTTATCATGAACCAAAGTTACATATGTACAAAATGAATAGAATGATTTTGAAAATTCATCATCTTGTATTTCATCAAATGGTATTTGTTGTTTCATTATTCAATTGGTTCCAATAACTTTGTTATATTAATTATAGTATCGTTCAAGGTACCTCCAGCAGCATCGTCATGTCCTCCACCTTCACAAATTTTTTCTGCTAGTTTGGCCATACTTACATTACAATTATTTCTTTTTCTAAAATATACTGATTTACCTTTTAAGTTTATTAATAATGCAATATCACAATTATATTTTTTAAGTATAATTTCAGATATTTCATTAGGATTAAATTGTATAAAGCAACTGACTATATTTCTATCTTCTCCTGATATTTTTAATTTACCTTTATAAAAAGTCTCGTTGTTAATAAAATCTTTAGTTTTACGGTCCAACGCACTTAACATATTTTTATGATATTGGTTAAACCCTTTAAACCCGTCGCTAAAATCATTTAAAAATTTCTCGACTCTATTTCCGGTATAACTCCAAAATACCTTATCTAATGGTTTACTATATTCATATTGTAACGTGTAACTATCATAATCATCAATTAATTTTATTAATAATTTTTGATAATTCGTAAGTTCAGGTTTATGTTCTTTATAGATAGTTAAGGTACATGAACCTTCTTCTTCTAAAATAACATTAGCTTTATTATATTGTTCTTTCTTTTCGACATGTTCGGAATGATGGTCATATATTACAATACCTGACCTATCAATCATATCAATGTTATCTTTTAAATTAAGATCACATATAATAACTTTATCAAAATCTGAAACTTTATTTTTTAATTGCCAATTTAGAAAATCTTCTCTAAATTTTTTTTCAGTGGTGACTTGATAGGTAAAGTTTTTATATATTTTTTTAAATAGGAAGATGCAACCTGCACCATCTAAATCTGCATCAGTAAATATATGAATCTTACTCATTTAGATTATTTAGTTCCTCTTTCTAATTACTCAACATACCTAATGCATCTGATAACCCACCTAGATCTCCACCATCATCTTGATTTAAAGTATCATCTTCAGTTATAGTTAAAGTATTATAGTCTACTCTCATTGCAGTAGTACCATAATTTGCACCAAATCTATTTTTCATCATACCCATTTTTACAACTCCAAGCTCTTTATCTTCATCATCTTGATATATACTAAAGATACAATCTGCAGTAGCAGCCATTCCAATAGATTCGGATATAGTATCTAAACCAGGATTTTCTTCATCATACCCTGATCTATTTAATTGAGTAGCAGATAAAATAGGACATTCAAAGACATAACTTAAAGCTCTAATATCTTCAGTAACACTTTTAATTCTTTCATAAGAATTATTACCCATGCTACCTTTCATTAAGTTTAAGTAATCTAAAACTATTGCATCAATTTTTATACCTTTATTAACTAACTCTCGTATATAACCTTGTAAGTTTTGAGGAGTTATAGTACTAGGAGGAAACTCTTTAATAATAATTTTACAATCAGGATTTTCAGTACTATGACTTTCAATTTGCATTTTTAATGAATTACAATCCATTCTTAAATCTCTCATAGGAATTTTAGAAATACTAGATGATAATCTTTTTGCATACATCATTTCAGACATTTCTAAACTAACTAATAAAACTGTCTTTCCTTGATTAGCTATATTAGTAGCAAGGTTACCTAAAAATATACTTTTACCAACATTAGTTTCACCTGCAAATACATATAAAGCTCTACCATTTTCTAAGAACCCACCATCTAGTTTATCATCTAACCAATTCCATTTAGAACTAATAACAGGTTCATCTCTTTTCAAATCTTCAATAACAGCATCTATATCTTTTAAAAGATCTAATCCTATCTCACTTTTTAAATCAACGTTACAACTTTTTTCAAAAGCATCTAATATGAAACTTGTATTAACCTTACCAGCAGAAACATCTTCAGCAACCGATAGCATAGTATTATAAATAGATCTTTCTTTTATAAATCTTTCAGTAGAAGATAATAATTCTTTATTATTAAAATCTTTATCAATATTAGGAAAGTTTTTTACTACAGTTTTAAATCTTTCTTTAAGTTCATCATTTATAAGATAACTTTTTATTTCAGTAGGGGTAGGTAATGATTGATTTTTAGTATAAAAGTTTTTAATAATTTGAAATATAGTTTTTATATTCTTATCATTAAAGTATTCAGGTTTTATATGATCAATAATTAACCCAAGATATTGCTCATTAGTTAAACTCTTATAGATTAATACCTGTTCATAAAAATCTAAATTTAATCTATCTTGTTTGTCTTCCATTACCTTCTTTCAATATCTTCTTCAATACATTCACCACCATATTGTATTTCACAAATAACACACATCCTATCACTAATATTAGCTGGTTGATGCCATTTTTCAACTGGTATAGTTATAAAATCATTTTTATGATATATATCCCCGTTAAGACATAATTCTCCTTCTAAAATAAACCAATGTTCATTTCTCTTAAAATGTCTTTGATCACTTAACGATTTACCGGGTTCGATATGTAAAGTTTTTATTTTATAATCTTCACCTTCTGATAAAACATTGTACCAACCCCATAAAGGTTTAATTACTTTTTTCATATTTTTGTAAAATCCAACTACTGCTATTTTTTTTATTACTCCCACCTACACCGAACATAAAGATAACATCTTCAAAAACCATTTCAGGAATATTTTCTTTTGTTCTATCTCCTCCATTAGCAAAAATAATTTGCGAATAAGGGAAAAGCATTTTAACATTTTTAATAGCTTCTATTGCAGTATCATCTTCGTCATTAAATAAAATACAATTATCGACAAATTTTAATGCTGAAACTATTCCATATCGTTCTGATATATCTAAAAAGTTTTTACCTTTCTTTCTTTCAAGCCATGAATCTGAGTTAATACCAACTATTAGTTTATCACCCAGTTTTCTAGCTTCTTTAAAATATTCTAAATGACCCGAATGTAGTGGGTCAAATCCACCTGTTACTAATACTATTTTTTCCATTTTTTAATAAAATATTCCTGACCTTTATAAAACTCTTCATTAGGATCAGATAATCCCGGGCTATTATGAATAATAGGTATATCTACTATACCCATAACTACACCATTTTTATTGCATTCAAGACAAAAATCTAAATCATAATAATGGAATTTAGATGGATATGTCTCGTCAAACATTATATTATCTGAAAGTTTATTAATGTTGATACCCATAAAGACACCGTCAATAACCAAAGCACGGCTAGGAATAGGCCCAAACGAAGTGTAGTTGTATTGTTCATAAGATCCGTGAGCGACATTTCCTCTTTGATCTTTTCTTTCGGACATAAGATGCCATAAAGCAGGTTTCGAAACTTTACACGTTGTTGCACCAGCAAGGCCAAAAACTGTATACTCTTTCGAGTAACGGTCAAGACGATCAATAAGGTCCCTGCAATTAATATAAACATCATCATGAACAAAAACAGCGACATCAATATTATTATGTCTAGCATCTCCCAAAAAGCTATTGTAACATTCTTGTAAACTTTTTGTATTATTTTCTTCATAATGTGTAGGTATATTATAATAATCTATACTTAACGATCTATATAGTAATGTATCTTCCTTATTATTTTTAGTTGCAGTATATATTTTATACTTCATATTCTTTACGATCATCCATTTCTTCAAGTTTACCTCTATTATCAATCATACACATAATATTCCATAGAGCTGCTCCTAAATGATCTTCACTTTCATCACCTTGAAAATCCTGCATTAAATGTCTCATTGCACTATCATACAATACAGAATGCTTCATACCTTTACGCCAATTATTTTCACCGTATGTAATTGCACCTTGAAGATATCTTTCCATAACTGCGTTTAATGCTTTATGAGGTACTAAACTCATACGTAGTTTACCTTCAGCATTATCTCGCTGAGCACCTGTTTCGAATTGACGAGGATTACCTGTTGTCTTTAGTTTCTTCATCTATTATATTATAAATTGGTTCCTCAAAAACTAAATCGGTAGAATTAAAATCATTCTTTTCTTTAATAAAATTATTGCCAAACCATCTTATATAAAATATTGACCCATCACTTCTATCATCGGTATTAACATAATATTTTTCTATTACGTCTTTATGTTTATATATTGCATTTTTTATTAAAAGTTTAGCTAACCCTTTACCTCTACAATCTTGACTAGTAACTATATAATAAGTTTTTAAAGTCTTAGGTTTTTTATCATTTACTGTATAAGCATGTAAAGCCATAACTTTGTTGTTCTCATCAATACATACTTGCACAGGAAATTTTTCCCACCAATTACGCCCAGACCATACATGGCCAAAAGTATTCATAATAAAAGTATCAGTATTTTTATATACCCACTTTATAATACGTAACTTATCTATTTCTTGTAATTCATTTAAATATACTTGTTTAATCATAATGTTAAAAATGGTGAATTATTTACAAAAGCGTCAACTTCAACTAAACCTTCAGATGTATAGTTATACAAAATTCCTTCACTTACTTCTTTATAACCATTCCCCTTTATAGATGATATATTATTTCCTTTATAAAACAACGTACTACCTTGACGCGCAATATAAACATTCATAGTTTTTAAATTCATTATCCATACTGCAAATGTACCTTTTAATCTTTCAAGTACAAATAATATATTTTGTATTTCAGTTTCAGGGTCTTCACAAGGATCACTTCTATATTCCATTTCATCTAACATAGAAGGTATTATGCTGCTATCGACTTCACAATCATGAGTAGGTACATAATCTAATACTAAATCTCCTGCATTGGTTAAAACTCCATTATGAGCTACTACCCAATCACCATATTGAAATGGATGTGTTGTAAGTTCATCATACTCTCTTTTACTACTAGTAGGGGCTTGATTGTGACCTAGATATAAATAATCACCGTAAACTTTATCCCCGGTACCTGTTAAATTATCAGGTAGATTTAAACTAGACCATTTAGGTGTACCTTCATGCCTTTGTACCTGATAACTAGAATTACGATATTTATAAAGAATACCAGTTGAAAAGTTACCTCTTTGTCTATTTGCATCACCTAATATTTCAAATGTCGTTAGATCATTACTACCATATATACCGCACATACATATATTATAGTAGAAAAATTGCAATAATCAATAAATAATATTATGAACATTAACTGGACTAATCGAGAAATTTTAAACGAAAATACTGAACAGTATATAGAAGAAGCAAGAGGAAAGAAAATTGCAGACCCAATGAGAGCTAAATTAATGGGTATGGAAGATATTAGAGGTTTGAAAGGAACAATGACTCCTAGATATTTTGCAACTAAAGTAATGAGATATCTTCAAAGAAACCATCCTGATACAGACTTAGAACAATTATCCGATGAAGATTTACAAAAGGCTATTAATATAGTATCAATGACATCTAAACCATTAATGGGTCAAGAACGAAAAGTTACTACACGTCCAGTAGGTAGTGCTGAAAAAGATCTTAAAAAAGGTGATTCAGGATATGAAACATTATTTTTAAATTTAGATGATGATGCTACTTTATCTCATGACGGTGATGTCGGTGGTAATGAATTGTATTCAGTTGAGTCTGGTGGTTTAAAATATAGAGTTACTTTAAAAGATTTC